ATTGGTTTTCTTTTTGGCTTGTTCGGCACGACTGCGACTTACCTCCTGAATATCAATATATTCTCCACGTTTATATTTTTTTGCAGTAGAACGTATTTCTTGTTCTTTTTTCTTAGGATTTTTAGCCCCAGATATATATTTTTTAGGGGTTCCTGATTTAGTTTTAGGGACTTTTCTAGCCATTACACGGTTTTATCTACCTGATTAGTAGATTTAGGTGGTGGTACTTCTTTAACCAGTTCTTGTGGTTTGACCAACGGTTTTCGTTCTGGTGGGATAATTGACGATTGGGTAATCGGTTTATCGTAACTTACCACTTTTTACAACTCCAATATCTAGCTGTAAGTTTTGATGGTGGATCAGTATCGCACTTGTGTCTGGCTCTAAAAGATTTACGCCGTTTAGGTTGGTCTTTTTTAATCGTCATATTCGCATCGCCAAACCGTATCATTTTAGTCTGATCGCCTACTTTAGCTAATACTACGAATTTTTTACCGCCTTTTCGACTCCGTTTAGGTTTGTTATAACCCGAAAACGTTTCTCCACGATAATTAACAGTCATTTTTTCATCCCTTTAATGCCACGAATACCAAACGAGGCCGCTATAGAAGCGTACATCGCATAAGTAAACCAATCCGGTGCTGTCTCTAAGGCTTGGAATCCTTCAGAAATATAGGGTCTACACCACGGAATAAATGATGCCCCTATAATAATGATAAATAAAATAGTCCATGCCTCATCTTTCCACGAACCAGCCGAGGCTTCTGCCATTATCTTTTCCCAACCAGCTTCATGCGTAGCAGCAACCTTCATCACTTCTGCTTCCGCTTCTGCCCTGGCTACCGTGGCCTTTGCTTTGGCTTTAGACTTTTCTACCTGACCCTCTACCAAACTACCGGCAATTTTAGCAATCGGTGTTAAAAAACCTAGCATTATATGCCTCCTTGTATAGATAACGGCTCTACACGATTAATCTTAAAATCAATATGCTCCGGCGTATAATTATCTATTTTATAAGCCCGACTAATCGTTTCATCATTCTCTAATACGTCAAAATACACATAAATTACCAAATCTTCAAAATGTTTACGTCTTTCTTGTAAAAAAATAAGCCAGTCATCCTGCTCAAATACGCTTACATGAACATTCGTACCATCTGGAAAAACCTTCATAGCCGGAAATGTGCAAATATTTAAAAAAACAAACTCAGTTGCTTTACTACACATCTCATCTACTACCCAATGTAAATCCTGTGCGGGAATATGCTCCAAAACGTCCGTACATATAACACAATCTACCGGTTTAGGCGGTAACACCCTTAACCCTTTAATTGCCGGTTCATACAAAAATACCTTATCTAAACCCCAATATTCCTGTAACGGGTGATCAATAATATCCGTCAATAAACCAAAATCCTCACTATATAACGTCGCTTTACCCGACCCATAATCCAATAACGTCTTACAATGATGATTCCTAATTAACGTCTTTATAATAGACACAAACTTATTAATACTACGCCCATCAAATGCCTTGGTCGTAGAGTGCATCTGAATATAATATTCCAAACACCGCTTATAAAAATCCGAAGGATTTTCGCGACTATATTCTGTATCTGTAATCATTTCTTATGACTAAATCCAAAATACGCTGCTACCACTGCACTTAATGACCCTAACAACATCATTAAAATGCTCTCAGCCGGTTCAAAACGGCTCGGAAACGCAAGTACCGCTATACAAGTGACTAATATCATCGCTAATGATGCCCACGCCATATACCGGCGATTTGACTGGTATTTCTTTTGATCAACAATCTGCGTCATTCAAATACTCCACTAATAACTTATAAATACGACTTAACTTAGGATCAGATAATACAAAATCCTTAAAATCCGATTCCTCCATCATATCCGTACTCGTCTTAAAAAATTCCGTTAAAACATACATCCTCGCAATATCCGCAAAGGCCTCTAAACCAACCTGGGTATTCGGGGGACTATTGCCATCCCCTAAGTAATACAAACCCATATGCTCATGCAAATCCTCTACACAACGCTCACGAACCCCCTTAACACCCAAAATTAACTCAGCACTAATCTGCAATAACTTACTCTTCGGTATAAAAGCCTCCCAATCCTTGTTAATTGGTAACGTGTGCGTTACACGCTCCGCTTCTGTAAATGCGTTCCTCAAGTTAATTACATCACCCATAATCAAACCCTCAGTGTTTCACATGAAACATATTGTATACCCAAGAACGGGTAAGTGAAAGTTGTAGAATTTTTTTTGTGTCGCTCCAAGCCTACGCCTAAAAACCCCTGGGGGTGGGGGTCTAGAAATAAATTGTTTTGCTGCACCGCACACAAGATTTGTGCATTGCATCATACTGTTGGCACAAAAACCACACCCCTATTTGTTGTAAACATACCACAGATTTGTGGCATAAAACCCACCGCTATACACGCTCGCTACTGCAAATAAAACGCTTACCCCTTGCCCTAGTATCTCCACCCCTGAAAATCAACGTAGACCTAGCAACGAGGCGATTTCCCGCCTTCCCCTTTCCTCCCCCCGTTTAAGCGTAGAAACGTTGAAAGAGATTTTTCCCCCTAATTTCACCCTTTCATTAATTGAATTCAATCACAATCCCTTGAATATCCGACCATTTCACCCGTGAAATTAATTGCTATTTTGCTATTGACAAGTGTAGACATACACCCTTTTAAGGGTATACTGGTAGATACATATATAGGAGATGTAGACATGATGAATTTATATAGGAATCTGAATTGTAAGAAGTCTAGTGGTAATCGTTGGTCTGTTAGGAGGAATGGGAAGGTAGAAGGCCACATTCAATCAATCGTCGCCTTTGACGTGACGTGTAACGTGCGGTCTGACACTAAGAAATTTAAGGACTGTTTAGCCGGTGGGAAGCGTAGTGTTTTTGCATGGTTTGAGACAGATAGAGTTACCTTCAAGAATGAGACTGTAGCTATCCCCGAAGATGCTACGCCGATTCGATTCAATCCCCGCGAAAGAGGCGAAACTTATTTTATGTGCGACGGTCGAAAGGTCACTCACTTTAAGAAAGTATGGTTGACTGCTACCGGTGAAGCTTTCGGAATACCTAGATCAAGAATTTGTTAAGGGGATTATAATGTTTAAATCATTTTTAAAATTATGTTGTGTTTTGTTTTTTACGGCGATGTTTATCGATCAATCGATTTATATTGATTCAGTATTAACGTTTATTAGTTTTTTTCTACTCAATTCTATACTTTGCATTCCTTTGTTACTTGTTATCTATGACCCTAGTTAATAGATAAATCCCATCCTTTCGGGTGGGATTACTTGTGTTAACTAAGGAGATAAACCATGAAAACTAAACTAGGAAAAAACAAGGGATTGGAAAGATCCCGTATTTGGATAGAAGGTAAACGCTTGACTGATTCAGGCTTTCACCGTGGCGAGTATTATCTCGCCGAATTTGGCGGTTGGTGCGACAATCCCGCCGAAGATGCCTATACGAAACGCACTTGTTTATGGGGCGATTTTCAGGAACCGGAGAAAAAACCGGTTGATCCGGTTGACGGTTCCAAAATGCACCGCCTATACGGTGGGAAATCTGAGAGAACTAAAGAAATGCGATCAATGACCCCTCGCGGATTCGCTAGGGCATTTTTTGCAGCCAATCAATAAAGGAGAATAATCATGGGAAAAATCAAGATCCCTTCTGAAACATGGGTGGAATTGTACAGCGAATTAGCCGGCGTAATGGTGGAATATTCCGCCTTAGACGCGGTAACCACCATTAATGATCAAGGCGATGAAGTTTACACTGAGGAGGCACAAGAAAAATTTATCCATTGTTCCGAAATTTTTGAAGATTTATTAGGTCACTATTTTACAAAGGAGAAGTAATTATGACACTAGAAGAAGCTAAAAAGGTCGTAGGGAATCAACCCCGATTCGCTATTAAAAACATGGTGAAGGCCTTGAAAATGTTTCGAGCATTAAACACAAGGGAGGAGGAACGGCGATTATTGGCCGGTCAAATTATCCTTAAAAATAAGTAACCAGATCGATCCCATTCTACGGGGTGGGATCCCTTGTGGTTATTTAATAAAAGGAGATATCACAGTGACTAATAAAGAGAAAAAACAAGCTTCTATTCATGCTTTAAAACAAATGATTCAAGAAGGCGACACCCTTTACACAACGTGCGAACACGTTTCACGGTCTGGCATGACCCGCCATTTAACTGTTCGATCGTTGTTACCCTCCGATCGGGGTGAGCGTCAAATTGACGTTTTAAACTTCAACTACCTTATTTCGGAGGCGTTGGATTGGACATTGACCAAAGATCGTTCTCTTAAGGTCGGAGGGTGCGGAATGGATATGGGGTTTCATCTTGTCTATACCTTGTCCCGTGTACTGTTTGACGACGGATACGCTTTAAAGCATGAATGGTTATAAAAACGTAAATTAGGCGGGAAACGACCGCCAAATCGGGGCGTGGTCGCGTTTAACCGTGGCCACCCTTACCTATACACCCCTAAAAAAAGGAGATTTTATCGTGGACATAAACAGAGAAAACGAAAAAGAGCAGTTAATGCAAAACTTAGAACATGAATTAAACCGGTTATTACATCATCTCCAAGATATGGAAAACGCCGGTTCCCCCGTTTGCAGATTGACCGTGAGACAGTCCGCACGAATGGCCAAACATTATTTTGATAAATTAGACAATATTTAAAGGAGATTGAATTGTGAATAAACAGCATAAAACGCTTTTTAAGGATCCCTATGGTTACCAATGGCTGATTAAATTAAGTAAAACGGGAGATCGCGATCTTGCTGGACAAGTGAATCGTTCCCCCGATTTAGAACATACGATTGTTAACGTGGTTTTAACTGATGGGATGACACAAACGCCGAAAACCGGCCTCTTGTTGTTTGGGTCTTTTTTGAATCTGCCCGACTACGACAATTTAAAAGATGCGAGAAACAAGTATTTTCCAGAAATGAGCGATTATACCTTAAATGAGGTTAAAGCCTGGGTCATGTCATGCTTGCATTTTTTACCCTCCGGTCGTTATTTCGTCGGGGATCCGTGTTATTTCTTGTCGGAGGAGAATAAACGTTTCGCTTTTCGCGAATATATGAAACGTCGAGAAAACCACGATATAAATCCGGTTTTTCTCTCTATAAAGGGGAAAATTCTCGCTATGGTGGCAACGATTGTCGGTGATGGTGGCTTTCTAGACCAAAATAAACGCGAATATAGCGTGGATTCTGGGACGTTGGGAGCTATCCCTTTTGATCTGTTAGAGGATCATCCAAAAATGGTTCCCGACGATTTAGGCAAAATTCACCGATTTAATAAGCCGTTTCAAGTGAAAAGGGGTTTAAAATCAACAATCCATTTCGGCAAAATTAGAATCAAAATATAAAGGAGATAATCATGCAAACGATTACAAGAATCTTTAACGACGGTGGGAAAATAACTATTCATTTAAAAGGTGGGGTGATTTGTGGCGTGGCTGGAGCGATGAAAAACCGCGATTTCAAACGATTTTTAGATGAAATAAAGGGGTTAAAAAATGTCTGATTTCAAAACACTAGCATTAGCCATTGTTTCTATTAGCGTCATTTTATTGGGGTGTTTCGCACTCTCTCAGTATTATTTAGTGCTATCTTCTAGCCTAAGTGGTTAATCAATAGGGGGGGAATTATTCCCCCTTTTTTTTGTGGTCAATGACAGTCACGTTTCGGTCGTGATAATTATCGGAATATTTTTGAATAATGCCGAATTGCTTTAACGCCGACCAAATAATAAAACCGGTGAAAATTAGCTTGATAATCATCTAATAACTCCAAATGGTGGGGCGTAAATCGCCCGTTTTGAGGTCTAAATGGATAAAACGACCCGTACCCTTCTGATTGATGCCAATGCCGTTAAAACGTGGGATAGCAAGTTTCAACAATTCATAAGCATTTTTTCTGTCAATTCGGATATCAGCCGCCACACCTAAAACGTGCGAACCGTCGCGACCACTACTGCTAATTTTGTCATTGTAATCAGGACAACGATAAGCAGACGATAAAACGATGGGCTTCCCCCAATCCTCTCGCAATTTATCTAAAGCCTCCAAAAAATGCGGTTGCATCTCGCAAGTTTCGCACCCACACTGACAAATTAGCTCCTTTTTATCAAAATAACGCGATACGTCCATTGTTCCCTCCTAAAATGGGAGATCGTCCGGTATAAAGTCATTTTCCTCCACCGGTACATCCTCTCCAATTTTTTTAATTTTCCAAATAGCCAACGAAAGAAAATGACGATGTTCAAATTTTCCTTTCCCTTGTCTACCCTTCACATTGGCGGTGATTTCCACTAAATCGCCCCTTTTGATGGGGTTCAATAAATCAATAGTATCATTAATGGCCTCTACTGGAATGGTTTGAGGATATTCCCCACCGGTGTCGATTACCATTTCCAGTTTTTTAAAATTATCTGAAATCTCTTGAATTTCGTTTTTGACTATCACTTTTCCCGAAAAAATATACGGTTTCGCTTCATTCATTTTCTTAAATCCTCGATTTTAATTTTTGACTCGCTATCGGCGTTTTTATATTCAACCTCCAAATCTGCGACGTTCACGTTCAGTTTTTTCAATTCCACAGTCGCCAATCGTTTCCAACTAGTCGACCCTTTTCGACCTTCCTTTTCCACGATTCGCAAATGGAACCCCTCCGAATTGATGGGGATCTCGCCTAATTGAATCGCTTCCATTACTTGTTTTTCAGCATCGGCAAAATCGTCTTTCGCTTGTGACAAATTATCTAATGCCCGTTTGTAGTTTTCTAACAATGGACGTTGATCGTGAGAAATCGGGACACAATCGGTCATATCTTCCTCGTCACATTCTAGCAACCACCACATTTCTTCCCAGGCTTGTTTGATTTCTGCGTGAATTTTGGGGTTGGGTTCTATCCCGAATTCTTTCCATTCACCATCACGCGGATCCACTATGATTAACGTTGCACATTCAGCCTCAGTCACCATTAACTGGTGCTGAATCTGATAAAAATGCAAATCCCATATTTCTCCCTTGTCCAAATGAGTAAGAGTAGGGGACGTTTCACTGGAGGGAGCTTTGACTTCAAGAATCTTTGAAATTCGACCATCCTCCACTATTGCACCGTCGAGAGAAGCCAAATAACCGTCGTTTATTACCGTCATTGGCTCAAATTTTTGACCTTGATCGGACAAAATCGCTCGAACATCAGCCTCCTTCTCCAATCCATTCGCCATAGATTCTTTTATTTTTGCGTTGACAAACTCCTCGTCCAACCCCCGAATCAATCGGGCGGTCGCTACTGCTGGCGAATATTTTTTACTGAGATACGGGCTTTTCCCCATTATTTGGGGTGTTCTGGTCGCGGTTTTGACCACTTCCTCCCTCAACCTTAACCACTTTTCGCTTCCCTGTGGTAGCTCCTTTTCGCTTAACATTTCCATTGTTCTCTCCTTTACTTAAAAATTTCCAAATCTCATCAAATTTTGAATCGTCCATGGCATCCCTTGTGGGGTATTTTTTCATGAACCGTCCACGAATTTCTGACTCTTCCGGCAATTCTTTGACTTTGTTCATCAGAATGGCAAATTTGGTTTCCGACAGTTTTGCCGGTGGACGTTTGAAATCGTCCGACTCATCCTCAGAATACACATACCCCGACACCCCCACTAATTTCAGAATGATGCGATCTTTCAATCTCTTTTCTGCCATCGCGTAAGGGTAAGTATTTTTGTTGTTATATGGGGTTGCTTCACCGGTAGACCAGGCTTCCTTTTGTTTGGGCTGACCATTTATCATTTCCCACATTTGACCTTTACCTCGCATGACGCAAATCTTCTTTTCGGGGTCGGATTCAATGACTACTGGGTCGTCGAAAGTTATATTTCGCTGTTCCGCCACACGCTCTAAGGCTTTGTGACTAATGACTGGCGTTCCGTGGCAATCCCATGTATCCACCCCCTCGACTACGCCTAAATTGGCAAATAAATTGCCTAACAGTGTTTTATCATTCATCGTCATCTCCTGCTAATTTTTTCACAATTTTATCTCGAAATTTTTTTTCAGTGTTATCGTCCATTCCAAGAATTTCGATTTTGTCATTGACCCAATCATTGATCTTTTCCTTTGCTTCTTTCTTTTCCATTTTCATCTCCCTAGTTTATCTTTCCAAATCTCGTTTACTTCCATATCCACCAAATGATCATATTTGCTAGACACGAAATCTTTATGATCTTTTCGCAAGCTATTCAATGTTTCCTCATACAAGAAATGCAATCGTGCCCAACCGGCAATCTCCATCGTTGGCTGTTCAATTTTGTGGATTTCTCGCATAGCGTAGATGATTCTTTCGGGACTAGTATCCACGAACCAGTAGTGATTTGCGGCACATTCAAAGATCAGTTCATCTTTCACTTTTTGAGGCAGTTGATCGAAGAACAAGTGTTTGTAGACTTTGATGGTTTCCAGAATTTTCTTTTCTACCGGATCTTTCTGGAATAATTCGTACCCCTTTTTCGGGTGTCGTAATTTCTTTTCAGTCACATTCATCTCCTTTTTTAACGGTTTCTGGTGTCAATTCTTGCATGAACCCACTTTCGGGTCAACCCATTGTTGCATCTTTCAGAAATATCAGATATTCTCGAAATCATGAAAGATAGAGAACGAGACATTTTGGGTTACGTGTTGATGGAGATGGACACGCGGAAAGGCCAGTTACCGATCATTGCTCAACGAACAAAAATACCGTACCGTACTTTACAGAAGTTAAGTTTTCGGGAAACGACGAACCCGCGAATCCAAATGGTGCAAACTCTCTATAACTATTTCCTGGGGGCGGATTGATCGTATATTTACATCTCCTTTAGCGACCATGAAGCCCCACATCAAATTAAAAATAAAGGAGATTATTATGGATTTGGAAGCCAAATTTTTGCGTCGGAACACCGACCCGATCACCAGCCATCAATCCGCGATGGATATTCTGCCCAAAGTTACCTTGTTACGAAAAAAGGTTTTGAAGGTTGTACATGAGCATCCTCGACGAACTGCGAGGGAATACGCTTATCTCCTCCACGATATGTTCCCCGAAATCAAATTATACGATTGTTTCCATACTCCCAACCGCCGGTTAAGTGACCTTGAAAGATTGGGTTTGGTTGAGAAAGCCGAAATACGAAAATGTACTGATTCGCAGAAAAATGCGACGACCTGGGTGATCACTGAGCTAGGTTCTGATTTAATTTATGAAAGCATGACAGATTTCATGCAGTAGTTGAAAGTGCGATGCGACCTTTGGAGAGATCGCACCGCTATCCGAAACGGGGTTTTTTTGGGAGCTTCGGACAAAATTAGTCTATCAAAAGTATTCCAAAAAACCAATTTCGCGTACTCCTGACGATACGAGGAGCGTTTGTCGGTCGCTGCTAGGAAGAAAAGCCGACTAGGGGATATACGACCCGCCATGTCGCCCCACCGGTGAAGCTCGAAAGAGTTTAATCATACGGAAGAATGACCGGAGCTTTTTTGAGCTTTTGAAGGTAGGATAAGGAGACAAATATCCAATGCCCTTCACCGGAAAATGGCGAATTGTGGGCGAACATAAAGGAGATAACATGAAAAACGAGATATTAGATCCACCCGATTATTTGCCGGTGGCATTGTGGGAGGATTTTGTTGCCTACCGGCGAGAAGAAAAGACCAAAAAGTTTACAATAAGAAGCCAACGTATGTTTTTGAATAAACTAGAACGGTTTCGCTTGGAAGGATACGATCCAGTGTTGCTTCTCGAAAGTGCCATGGAGTCGGAATGGCTCACAGTTTATAAAAAGGAAGATTGCCGATATGGAGCGAATACAGAATCTAATAAAAAACAATCAGCCGTCGAGCGAGTACGAGAAAAAGCCAAGGCTGCCCACAGAGACAATATCTACGCTTTGGGTAACTTTGACTGAGTTATACGGTAGTAAATTCGTGTCTCAATATGGCGAGGAGCCTTGTTCTAGTTGGATAGTGGGATTACATGGTCTTAGCCCTAAACACATAAAACGTGGTATTCGGAATGTGGTAGAAAGTGGGGAGGATTGGCCACCGTCATTACCGAAATTTCGCAAAATGTGTTTCGCCGGTGAAGGGTGGCAATCGAGACAAGAATATGTCCCCCAATTAACTCACGAACCTAGCAAGGAAGAACTGAAGGAGAATATTGAAAAGGTCAAGGAGTTACGAGCAATCTTACTAGGTTGTTCTAAAGACGACCTATGAAATGGACAATTAAAGGTAAATACTGGATGGCGAGTAATAATGGTAAATTTACTATCAGCAAAAGCAGTATAGGGAACAATAAATGGCGGTATACGCTTTGGGATCGCAACACCAAAAAGAATCTGGGAGTCTACAGAACCGCCGAAGAAGCCCAAATAAACGCCAACAAAATCGTCAAAAACTTACCTAAATTCTCTCCCGTATTCGGAGATGAAAACCTACAAGGAACACATACGGTATCCACCAAATACGAAAACTGGAAGAAAACACATAAAAACAAATAGGGGTTATTATGATTGATGAATGTGAGGGATATTGTGGGGTTTAAATATTTACCAAATGAAAAAGATATAGATGAAGTTTTGGAACGGTTACCAGATTCCGATGCGGAATATGCTCGTTCTTGTGCTGATTACACTTCCGCTAAATTGGGTCTTCCTATAGCGAAAGCTAAAGGGCAACCTGACACCGGAACCATCGCCGAAAAGGAACGTGTAGCGTTACAAAGCGATGTATACACCCAGGCTAAAGATAAGCTCGTTGAGGCTGAATTTAAACGAATGAAATTAATGTTAGAGAGAGAACGGCTTATTATGACTGTTGATGTTTGGCGGTCTATTAATGCTAATCAACGTAAATCGTGAGTGTTCATTTTTCTTCTGACAAAAGTGATTGGGCTACTCCTTCGGTTTTTTTTCATCGTTTACACGCCGAATTTAATTTTACACTGGATGTATGTGCGTCCCCTCACAATGCTAAAGTCTCAACGTTTTTTACGGAACAAGACGATGGATTAAAACAACACTGGCATGGCATTTGTTGGATGAACCCACCATACGGCAGACAAATTAACCAATGGATAAAAAAAGCATACGATTCTGCTTGTTTGGGAGATGCGACTGTTGTTGCATTGATACCCTCGCGTACTGATACTAAATGGTGGCATGATTATGTTTTATATGCTGATGATATTCGTTTTGTGAAAGGGCGTTTAAAATTTAACAATCATTCTAATTCTGCTCCATTTCCTAGTGCTGTGGTTATCTGGAGAAAAGGAATTAACAATAAAGAATACGAAAGTCGTTTATTTTCTACTATGTAAGGAATTTTTATGGCCAAAACTAAAACAATTACATCTTTACGCAATAAGTTATGGAAGTTAACCAGTTTATATGTTCGTTTACGCGGTTCAGACTTTGACGATAATTGCTCATGCGTAACGTGCGGTCACACTAGACATTATAAAGAAATGCAAGCTGGTCACTTTATCGCGAAAGCACAAGGTAATGCTACCGCGTGGGATCTTCGGAATATTCACCCTCAATGTTACCGGTGCAACATTAACCTGGGTGGAAACGGTGCGGAATATTTTCCTTTTATGCTTAACACGTATGGTTCAGAAGTAGTTGATGAATTACGTCAATTATCCAATACGTCGCGTAAGATCAGTCGCGTACAATATGAGGAAATGATTGAACATCTACAAGAAAAACTACAAGAGTTAATTAAACAACGTGAAAATCCCACCTATTGGCAAGACATAGAAGCTCAAGAGAACGAATTGCGTAAACATTGGACACATTGGGCATTACAGCACATTAGTTAAATTTCAAACGTCCACCACAACAACGTACCCACTAAATACCCACAAATACACGTTAACGTCACTAACAATATAATCAAAAAATAAATAGACCGGCAGAAATCGCCAATCGCCGTTAACTGATTCTTCTTATCTAGCGTCTTCAACCTGACCATAAACATTAAACGTCAAAGCATTGCCCGTACCAGACCGTACCCCTAACGTTCCAGATACCGCTATAGTTATCGCTCCTGCGTCCAAATAGGCTTGTAAATCAACGTAACCACCACTAGCTATGCTGCTGTCCCAGACGACGGCGGTTGTTTCGTCATAGGTCGACCCATCGTCATCGTGAAATAAACGAAAAGTGGCAGCCGACCCTGTGGTATTGACCACTATAATGCGGGAAATAGACGTTTTAAGAGTAGCAGTATATGCCGTACTAGCCGTAGTATTCGATGGCCTAGTTTGGGCAATAAGAGAACCAGAAGTCGCCATTATAATAAATCTGTTTGATCAACCGCAAATGTTGAGGTTCCAGCCCCTAATGCCGGTGCTAGTAATTGTCGTGAACCACTTTGAACTAGTGGAGCATTTAACGCTCTTTTTACATTCGGGAATTGCAAGGTTCTATCTAACAAACCTAAAGTTTGAGGTGTTGCTAATCGTTGTGCTCTTGATCCTGGGGCTATTAATGATCTACGCATTGTCGGTTGTGTGCTTATATAACCTGTTATTAACGAACTCGGAGTAGTTACTGCTCTAGTTACTGCCCCTCCAAACGGCCTTAACATTTGGCCAAGAGTTGATGCAAATGAATACATTGACAAACCACCAGATGCTAAATTGGTATCTATGTTTCCTAAATTCATTACTGCATCTCTACGATTACCAGAAGTACCGCCAGCCCCAAAATATTCATAGGTATCTGCAATAGTTTGTAGTTCATCTGTTAACTTTTTATCTTGATTGATTTTATGCAATTTTTTGGCTTCTACGTTATCACCTGATAACGATTCTTTTACTGCATTAGTTTTTGCGTAATCAATTCTAGTCTTGTTGTAATTATTTATTAAACTAGCAAAATCGGGAACTTCTATGTCTATTGGAATACCTTTATCATCTATAATTTGTCCTGTTTCATTAAAAGTTAATTTTTCTGGTAATGGTACTTCTTTATTTGCCCATCTTGAGCTTAAATCGCTAAAATACGTTTCTGCATTGTCTTCTAAAATATCCGCTATTTCTCCAGCTATTCGACCACTTTCTGAATCGCCTGTTGAATATAATTTACTTTTAGCTTGTCGTAATGCTTGCATCGTGTCGATATACATATCTGGATCCATAACATCTTTATTTATAATCCTTTGCATATCATTAATAATATTGTTATGCGTGTCTCCTAATACTCCTCGTAAAGTTTGTTGTAACTTCAATCGCCTTTCCAACAATCCTTCTAATTTAGTTTTTGATTCTGGGCGTATTCGTATTTTGCTTGCTTCGTTAATAAAGTTATCAAATGCTTTAGCATCATCTACACTTTTAAAAAATTGATCATATGATGGAAGATTATCAGGATTATCTACTTTAAAATAATCTCTAAGCAATGTTTCTTTAAACTTCTGTGCTTTAGAACCTGTTTGTCGTAAATCCTCAAATTGATCACTTAAAGTTGTTAAACGAGCATTTACACTGGATCTTAATGGTGCATCTTCTGATAATCCTAATGCTTTTCTTGCTAAATTATTCGTTACCATTTGATTAATATTAGTCATGTTTTGCCGCATATCAGCAGCACCCGAACCCCATCGTGCTAATTTTATTTCCGCAGGGGTATCCCCACCCCTTATAATAACAGGATCAATTACATATCCTTCTCGTTGAGCTACTTGAGCAGCTTCTGTAATATCTGCTTGTGCTGATTTTGGTAATGGTAATCCTGTGACCGGAGAAATATTTGTTGGATCCGCAGCTAATTTTGCCCTTCTACTACTTTCTGTAGTAACACGATTTCCTAAACGATTAAGTACACTATCTGCTACCTTACCTACACCGGCTGCTAATAACATATTACCCATTCTATTATCACCCAAACTAAATGGGTCATCTCCTAATGTGGGTATTAATGCTGCTTCTGTAGCTGCTAGTTTTGGAACAGTAGTCCCTGTTACGGTAGTGGGTCGTTTTGCTCCTCGAAGCAATAAATTTCTTCCTCCACCTAATCCGCCTGCTAATAATCCATAACCCAACAAATTACCTACCAAACCTCCACCAGTTTCTTGATTAGCTGCATATTTTTGTCGGTGTGCTGCAATTCTTCTTTTTAAATCTTCTCGTCCTTCTAAAAATTCTTGTGCATCTGGCCGTTGACGTACTTTCGCCATTGATAGCAATCCTTCAAATGGATTCATTCTGCCACCACCCAATCGACCAGCAAACAATCGTGCATCACTAACAATATCTTCTAACGCTAACGGTATGCTTTCCAATGTCCCTCGGAATCCTGTAGCAATATTAGAACTGGTTCCGGTAGTTTGCTGTTGTTGATTTAACGCCTTCGCTATTGCATCTTTTACATCTTGATTTATTGTGCTACTCATATTATTACCGTTGCATTTCTTTTAAAAACTCTATGACTAGTGGTTTTAATTTACCTTCTATATTTGGTAAATTTTCCGTTAATTCCAATACTTTAGAATTAATATTAATATCGCGTTTTTTTCTATCTCTCAATGTATTTAGGTAATCTGGCATAGTTAATGCCAAATCAAACGCATCTTCTGGAATTGTTATTAAATCTGGTGTTTTATAATCTGACAAAAGAATGTCATTAGTTGTGTCTATTATTGTCGATGTTATGCTATGTTTAGATTTATATTTAGCATATTTTTCTTTTAATATATCGCGTAAAATAGTTGCTACTGCTTGTGGATTTTGAGTGTAATTAAAATCGCCACCCAAAGCACTAATTACTCTTTGTGCATCATATTCTGTCATAACCCCAGGGCCAACAACATCTTCTCTCCACTGTCCTAATAAACCATTTAATTGGGCTTGTCCTTGAACAGTTTTTAATTGTTCTTTAGTTAAATCATTCGATCCTTGACCAGCAGTTTTTTGTAAAAACGTAGAAATATTTTTAGTGAACTGATTAACTAATCTATTAAAACCTACTGGACTACTTCCTACTGTCGATACATAATTTAATAAATCATTAATACCTTTAGTTTCAACATTTAATTCTGCTACTGCTGTTTGAATTTTCGCAGCATCATACGTTTTAGCTCTAAATGTGCTTTCATCTCTCATTCTTAAATCAGGATCTTCACCAATAAATCGTATAAACGATTCATCCACTTTTTCACCATCTTTAGTTACATTAGTAATAAACCCATATCCTTTGCCTTCTGCAAATACTATTGGCTGTGGGTTTTTATAAATAGGATCATTTTTATTTACTGAAACTATTAATCCATCAGCTTTTTTTAGCTCTCCATGTTTTGCTGTTAATCCTGTTGCTGTTGATGCTGTACGTTCTTCTAATGCAGGCACAAATCCTTGTTGTATTGTTTTTATAGAATTTGGTGTAATACTAAAACCTTGCTCATCAAATTGTGCTAAAGGGTTATAAGTAACTTCTAATGTGCTTCCTTGCGGAAAATTCATTAACGATGCTTTGCTAGTGCCCATAGTTATTAATTGTTCATCAGATAAACCTAACAACTCATTTCTAGCGTGTAATTTAGTAATATCACTGGGAGTTACTTTGTTTATATCTGTTACACTCTTAATATATTCATCACGGGCTAACTCTGGGTTTCCATAATATAATGCTCTAAGTTGTGCATTTGGTAATGTATCAATCCAGTTTGATACTATTTGGTTTTGCCCTATTTGGTTTTCTAATCCCGATAATTGGTTGTAACCTTCCATTAATTGAGATTGAGAACCTAAATAATCACTCATTTGTTGACGACGTAATAACGCATTTTCCTGCGACATTTCACGACCACGACCCAGGGAATCAAATATTCTGCGTGTTTTAGAACCGCCACGACCTGTACCAAATGCTCTTAAACGGTCAATTAACGCATCGGCTCTAGTATATGGACGAGGTGGAGGTGTATCAGCTAAAAATTGCTCTGTACGACCTATACTATTTCGTAATCGTTCTATGCTCTCCCTATCACGCATTTGCCCTTCATCAAAAATTCGTTTGGCTTGTGCGGCTGCATTTTCTGCACCTAACATTCCTACATTATTACTACCGCCCAATATTCCTTGCCTAGGCATCATGATTGAATTATTCGGCCTGTCACGCATTTCGTTGCCAAATAAAACATTGCTAGACATACCAGAATAATCTTGTGGGTCATCTAATGGTTGTGTTATATCGTATTTTGGGTCTATTGCCATATTATTGCTCTCGGTTCATTGCAATATAAATAAATAAAAGTACAATTCCTACACTTAAAATACACGCTAAAACGACTAGTGTTCCTTCTGTCCATTTGCGTATTAACTCTTTCCTAGCATAGTATAACCGTTGTCGTTCTGCTTCAATTTTTCGTTGTTCTGCTACTATCTCAGCCCAAATATCTGGGCCATATCGCATTTTTAACGTCCTATGTAAGTCTACCATCAACTCAATAGAACGCTTCCTT